CTCCTACTGCATTTGTGATCTGGCTTGGCATTGTTCTAGGTGTTAACTCAGCAGACATTATTTGGTTAACAATGTCACTAATGTTAACAGGAGTTCCCTTGTATGCGCCACCATAAACCCTTGGAGTAGCCCATTGGGTATTTTGCAGTCTGTTTAGATTGTCAAATATCGTGGTCAAGTCAACAGGCGTGAATTGCTGGTTATAGACAGGAGACTTCCAATCTGTTGGCACTGGAACAATGTCAAATCCTCTCCTTACAGGAGTCTGAGTGACACTGTTAACAAGTGCATCACCAGCACCAACAACAGCAGCAACTTTAGCAATATCTGATAGCGTGTTTAGAACGTCATCAACAGTTGTGTCTGTTTGGGTATCTGTTTTAGTATCGGTCAAGACGTTTGTAATGTCTGCAAGAGTATTGCCTGCGGTAGCGTCAGCAGCCAAGTCTTGTCCCGTGATAGCACTACCTTCGCCAGCCAAAGCGATAGCAATATCATCAAGAGTGTTAGCAGTTCCTGTCTTTAGATCGGATGCTAAGTCTTGACCGCTAATCAGTGAACCCTCACCAGCCAATGCAGTGCTTATGTCTGTGAGTGTGTTTGCGCCAGTTCCAGTGTCTGCGGATAAGTCTTGACCAGAGATTATCGTGTCTTGATTTAGAACATTGATAACGTCTTGTAAGGTATTTCCTGCAATCGTATCGGCAGATAAATCTTGACCAGATAGAAGCGTATCCTGACCGCCAGTTGTCGTATCTTGTGCAAGAACGCTTTGAATGGTGTCTTGCGTTAGATTATTGATAACATCTTGCAGAGTGTTACCAACGATGGAGTTTGCTGCTAAATCCTGTCCAGATACTAGTGTGTCTTGAGCAACAACACTAGGAATAGTGTCTTGAATTAACTGCTGAATAACATCATCAAGAGTGTTACCAGTGAGCGTATCAGCCGCTAAATCCTGCCCTGACACTAACGTATCTTGAGCAACAACACTAGGGACAGTATCTTGCACTAACTGCTCAATAACATCAGTAATGGTGTTACCTGTTACAGTGTCAGCCGCCAAATCTTGACCTGACAAAAGTGTGTCATTTAGAGTATTGTTTACTAACGTAGTAGCTACATCAGTGATTGTGTTTCCAGACGTCAAGTCAGCAGCCAAGTCTTGACCAGTAACACCATTGGCAATCAGATCGTTTACCAAAGTGGTGACTACATAAGTCACAGCGTTTCCAACAACAGAATCGGCAGCTAAATCCTGACCTGTGAGGTTGTTAGTAACGTCATTGGCAATCACCGCAATAACGTCTTGAATCGTGTTGCCAGCATCAGCAGAAAGGTCTTGACCTGATATTAAAGTGGTATCAGTTGCTGCTGCGTTATTTACTATATTTGAAATTACATCTTGAACAGTATTTCCAGCTACGGTATCAGCAGCTAAATCTTGTCCAGAGGTTATTGTATCTTGAGCAACATTGTTAGTTTGAACAATCTGCTGTATTACATCGTTAACAGTGTTACCAGCAACAGAGTCAGCGGCTAAGTCTTGTCCTGATAGCTGAGTGGCAGGCGTATCCAGTGCCTGATTAACTTCAGTCTCATACTGATTGGTTGGTCTTAAATTAGTCAATGCATTAGTAACCGCAGTTTCTAAGTTCTGACCAGACAATAGACCGCCAACAGTTCCAGCCGCTAACTGACCAGCAGCTTGAGAACCAACAGACTCAGCAACATTCTGAGACAGTCCTGATTGACTTAAACCCTCAGAAATTGCGATTGTTTTTGCTATATCGGCAGGGTTTGCACCCTCATCAATCGCAGCAGCAACGCTCAAAGCAGTGCCAAGCCCAGGCATGATGCCATTGCCAATAATGGTAGCAACTGGTCCAAGTTCTTTGACAATGTCGCCCAATGAACCAATAGCACCACCAAACGCATCTGCAATCCCACCCAGAAACCCACCGCCTTGTCCTGGCGTGTATTGAATTTGTTTGGTGTAGTCAGCAATAGGTTTATATTCGCCCGTTTTTGGGTTGGCTTGCACTATTCCGTGAATGTTCCCGCCAGCAACTTGGTTGTACGTAGAAAACTGATAAACACCTTCTTGACTTGTAGGTCTCAAATATAAAGTGTCAAAACCAGGGTGTTCACCAGTCGTTAGCGCTAGTTGCGTTATGGGGTTTCCCCATTCATCTGCCCCTATTTCAACTTGTTTTAGTTGGGCTGTGCCGTTCTCCATCCCAGTCATTACACGGCTGAATGCTTCGGATTCATTGCTCCAGTAATTTCGTTGCGCCAAACTTGCTAGTTGTTGAGCATTGAGATTCGGATTGTTTGCAACCAAATCAGCACTCACCAAACCATTTAACTTTTGTGCATCAGCAAGCAGAGCTTGACGTCTTGCAGTCTCTTTTTGTTCAGCCGCAATACGTTCTTCGTTTGCCTTTGCTTCCGCTGCGTATTGCTCTGCTGTCTTGGTAGATGGAGAAAGAAAAGTATTGTCAGCAAAAGCAAAACCAGGATCTTTTCCTGCATAAGCTGCGTTCAATCCAAAAACGTCAGCAGCTGTGACCTCTCCGTCACCGTTAACGTCATACTTTGCATCAAACGGATTTTTACCATCAGTTATCTTTAACGCATATAGAACATCTGATAATGTTGGCTTTTCCATGATTAGCCTGGGATTTCAATGTTAGATGTGATGCCTGCGCCGACTTTCATTGCTTTAAGTTGCGCCTCTGCCTCAAATTCCTGACGTTTCATCTCCATCTCAGCCATAAATTTCTGCTGTTGCAACTGAAGGTCAGCCGCAGCTTTCTCCCGTGCGAGTTGAATATCAGCCTGCGCTTTAGCCTGCTGAACCTGAATGTCTGCCTGAGATTTAGCCATCAAAGCCTGTACAGCCGGATCAGGTTGAGGTTGTTGAGGTTGTGCCAACTGTTGCTCAACTTCAGGCGTAATCGGCTTATAGAACTCCGCAGAATCCTTAAATCCAGCAGCCTCTACCATCCGACCCAAAGTGTTGCGGTATTGACCTAAACTCACCAGAGGATTGTTTAGACCGTACTGGGCAAGCATTTGCTCTTGTTTGCCAAGAACCATCGCCAGCATAGCCATTTGTTCTTGACGATTGCCAGCACCCAATCCCACGTTAATGTCTACATCGTACTGGTTCGACCATTCTCTCGGGTCAAACGATACGTAGTTCCCACGCAAACGGATCATGCGCGGTTTATCTTGGTACTTGCATAGTAGATGCAGGATTCCCTTGAAAAGCGATTTAACGCCCGTTTCAGCAAAAATTCTGGCAATCATCTCGATCTTGCCTGCGCTGGCTTGTTGCATCGAGGCAACCGCAGCAGCAGTGACGTTCTGGAGAATACTGGGATCAAGACCCTGGGAGGCGTCAGTCACTCCCGTGCGTTTTTGTTGGACTTGATCTAGGTAGGTAAGCATCGGGAAAGCCTGACCTGCCATTGACTGTACGTTCAACTGTTGGACAGCACCCTGAGACTTAACCCGAATCACACCTCCCGCCGTAGACGTCAAGAGATCATCTAAATTGACCTGACCATCAACCGCAGTGACGCGAGTCGAGTTAGTCAGATACAGGTTATCCAGAATCTGACGGGTGATCGTGGTCTTGATTAGCTGAATATCCACGGTCCTGTCGGCAAGCGAATTGCCAAAGAACTTATGCGGAATTGGAATGGGGCACAGAGAGTGGAAAGGGATGTAATCAACTTCTTCCTCACTCAGAATTTCATTTCCTGCGTAGAAGACTTGGAGAAGTTGAGCTATACCCCGTTTTGTTCCCTTTCGGATATAACACTCGAAAACCTCAACAGTCTGCATCCATGTATCCAAAGATGCCATGTCGTCAGGGATTTCACCGTTATCAAATCGAGCCAGTCTTTCGGGCGTGTAGGTCAATGAATCCGATGCAGGCAGACTCTCTACGATCTTCTTAGAGAATCCCATCGCCACCAAATCAGAGCGAGTCATCAATCTCCGGTGAGCCACGAAAGGCGAGTCGGAGATATTCTTGGCTCGTTTAGAGATTAGGAATTCTTCAGGAGGGATATTCTCAATAACAACCTTACCGACCTTTTGTTTCTTTTGAACGGTTACAGAATAAATTGAATAGGTTGCAGGCATCCCATCAGGTCCGATAGGTTGCATACCCATTTGATCTACGACAGGGAAGGTCTGCGTGTCTTGTTCGACAATCTCCATCGACTCATCAGCCATCAGCATAGCCAACTCATCTTCGGTCAGATTTTGATATTTCTCTTTGGTGATGTCGGTGGATTCATCCCAATAGGCTTTAACCACTCCGACCTTTTGCAGTAGAGCGTCTTTAAACCAATCGTGCAGAATCAGAGTACCATCATTGTCGCGCTGGAGAACCCAGTTACAGTAATCAGTGGCTTGTTTGGCAGCGGCTTCGTCTTGAGGACCACGGGGATCAAACCTGACCACTTCATCCGATGCTGTGAAGATACGAACCAGAGAAGGCAAAGCCCCGTCAATAGCTTCTGCGACCTCTCCGGTGACGATCTGACTTTTGCCTTCGACCTCGTTGCCGTAAGGTTGACGGAGGTAAGCCCTTAGTGCTTCCTCACGCTGAATCGTTGTTTCGGTTTCTAAAAACCCGAGTGCGTTGTCAATCTCGGATTCAATGATCGCTTTCAGTTCTTGGCTCATTTGTGCCTTTCGGTGGTCTACCGATCCTCGGTTTCTCCGATTGTAATGCTTTAACGAGATTTTCTAGTATTTCAATGCGTTGCTCAAGAGCGTCAACTCGCTTCGAGGGAACCATGTCACCTTGTTTTAGTAAATACATCAGACGATCCATTTCGGTAGTTTGTTAATAGAAGAACCCCACTTTGGACTTTCATCCAGTCCAACAGCAAGATAGCGGAAAGCATCGGCAGCGTGTGAGTGCTGGTCATGTAAAGGTTTGTTAGAGAACATCTTTGTATTCGGGTCAACGTCATACCGATAATGTCTTAAATTCTGAAGACCATCAGCACAGCGGTTAACATCGAATAATACCCTGTTAAGCAACATCCTGGCAGCGTTAATACCATCAGCAACCGACAATTTAGGCGTGATGCGAATAGGTTTGCCCATTGCCTCTAGTATGTCCTTAACACTCTTGCCTGTCATGTTTTTGTGTTCGGCATCGTGAGGTAGCCACCAGTCCTTATAGATATATCCCTTATCCTGAAGTATTTGAGCGTAGTGGTCAATAGGTTTTTGGCAGTTTTGATAGAAATCTATGACCCTGACCTCACCACCTGCGATAACCTGAACAAACCAGATAGACGTCATGTCTGCCCACCCCAAGTCCCAGAATGTTTGAACCGGAATGGTTTTGTCTATCGGCAATTCAATGATTCGGTTTTCCTCTTGAGCTTGTCTTAACTCATTCGCATAAACAGCACCGTCCAGCATTTGACGGGTATGACCCTCCCAGACGTTAAGGTAGGCGTCAGGGTCTTTTTCTTTTAAGTGAGTCAGTTCTTCTTTGAGAACTTGCGGAAACCACGGATTGTCCGACCAGTTAACTTTCCTGACAACTGCGTTCGGAGGAGGATTAACCACAAATCTTTGATAAGTCTCATCAGTGTCTAAATCAGGGTTGAAGGTAGCCCATATCTCGCTGTTAGGCTTACGGATAGTCGGGATCAATGTCTCCCAGGATACCTTAGAGATTGCTTGAGCTTCCTCACACCAACAAATATCAACCCCTTCATAGGACTTTATCGAGGTGACGTTATGCTTCAATCCAACGAAAGAGAACTCACTTCCATTCATGCCGTAGATAGCTGTTCTCTGCACGTCAAATAGAGACTCAAGACCCATAGCCTTGATCTGGTCTGCCAAGAGAGCTAAGACCGAATCAGAGATTGAATTCTGTAATTCCCGCGCACACAGAATCCTAGTAGGCTTCTGAAGTGATATGGCAATCAAAGCCCTGGCAGCAGACCATGACTTACCAGACCCCCGTCCCCCATAGAGGATTTTGAATCGGTGAGGTTCAAACAGGAAATCTAGCTTCTCAGGGAAGTCTAGTTCAAGATTCATTAGGGCGTTTCAGATTGATCTGAATACCAGACACTTGAATAGCCGATCCATCAATCCCACTCATCTCAGTGCGTGAGAGCTTGGGAGCTGCATACTCAGCCAATCGAGACAACATATCCAAAGCCCGATAAGGGTCTGGCTTTCTGTCTTGAGACTCATCACCCTCTGCAATGGATTTAAGCCAGATAGAGACGTTTTCTTTGTTACCCTCTAGCAAGGCATTGATTGTGTCTCTAAACTCCGTAGTGGTCCGATTAAGGGCACCCTTGGGTCTTCCCCTGCCCTTCTGTGCTTCAAACTTAGAATTTTCTTCGCGTAATTTATTCATGTTAAGCAATTCCTTTCGGCTCGTTGCTTTT